GAGCTTGTCCCCCACGCGAAGGGGCTCCTAAAAATTTTCGAGAATCCAAGGGATTCTCTAAGATACTGTATTGGTGTTGATGTTGCGGAGGGGTTGGAGCATGGCGACTACTCGGTGATACAGGTATTAGATCACTTGGGAAACCAGGTTGCGACTTGGAGTGGGCACGTTGATCCGTTCGACCTTGCGGGCATTGTTTGCAAGATTGGAATTTACTACAATAAAGCATGGACTTTAATTGAAAGAAACAATCATGGTCTAACCACAATAAGAAAAGCACAGGAACTTAACTACCCAAATCTATTTGTAGAACAAACCGTTGACGATGCTTATGTTGACAAGATGACAAGACGTGCAGGTTTCTTAACAACCAGCAAGACAAAGCCATTAATTATTGATAACTTAGCACACTTACTTCGCCAAGGAGAAAGTGGTATAGTTGATATGGAACTTATAGACGAGCTACGGACTTATGTGGTAGACGCTAGAGGAATAACAAATGCACAGAATGGTTGTTATGATGATAGAATAATGGCATACGCAATTGCTTTGTTTGGTTTGAACAGCATGCCAAGGAAGCACAGGCAGAATTTTAAAAGAACAAAAAAACAATATTTTTAAATGAAGATAAAAAACGAACTAGAACCAGGGGGGATTTCAGCAGCGGTTGATACGGATGATCAAGAGCAGACTGAATTAAACTCCCTAGGAGAAATACTACAATCTAAATACACGGAGTACAAAGATGCCCGTGATGATATAGAGGATGATTGGATAGAAGACTTGCGAGCATTCATGGGTCAATACGATCCTGACATACTTGCGAAGATACAATCCAAGGGAGACAGATCCCAAGTCTATGTTGGCTTAACAAGAACCAAGGTACTTGCAGCCTTCTCAAGAATGACCGATCTTTTATTTCAACCAGGTCAAAAATTCTTTTCAATAGAAGCAACACCCATAACCAAACAACCCTTTGTCGAAAAGGAACTTACCGAACAAGCCGCGTTAGAAATAATGCAGGCTGCCGAAGTTGTAGACCCAGGACTTGTTGATGATTTAATTCAAGCAAGACTAAATGAATTAGAGACAGAGCTCGAAGAAGAAACAGAAAGAAGAGTAGAGAACATGGAAGAGGCAATACTTGACCAAGCAATCGAAGGGAACCTAGAAGGCAAGATGAAGGATGCAATCATGGAGCAAGTCATCTTTGGTACTGGAGCAATGAAAGCTGGTACTCTTAGAGTTGAGAAAGACCATAAGTGGGTTAAGACAGAAGATGGGTACGCGTTAGTATATGAAGAAAGCCCAATGCCCGAAATGGAGGCTGTGTCTATATTTGATTTATATCCAGATCCTTTCGCTACGTCCATGGAAGATATGCGAGACATATTCAGAAGACATATTATATCCCGACAGGAGTTTGTAGACCTTAAAGACTTCCCAGGTTTCAATAAAGATATGATTGAGGAATGCCTTGAACATTACCTAGAAGGAAACCATGACGAAGAACAACATGAGAAAGATAGAAGAGACATAGCTAATGTTAATGATAGATCTACAGAAACAAACAAGTTTGAGCTTACAGAGTTTTGGGGTTCATTAAATGGTTATGACCTTGAAGAAGTAGGCATAGAGTTTGAAGGCGATGCTGATCTATCCCAAGAGTATAGTGCTAATGTGTGGACTGTATCAGGGAAAGTAATTAAAGCACAACTCAACCCGCTTCCGGGCGGTGTCATACCTTACTTCATTTTCCCATATGAAAAGAACCCGCATGCGTTCTGGGGTACAGGAGTTCCTAGAATGATGCGTGATTCACAGACTACAATGAATGCGGCTACAAGAATATACTTAGACAACGTGGCTCTATCATCTGGTCCTATGGTTGAAGTTAATACTGATATTATGGCTTCAGGCGAAGATCCAACAGATCTATATCCTTGGAGAGTATTCTTGCGAGAGGGTGGGGATGGGAATCAGCCTATGGTTAGATTCTATCAACCACAGTCCAACTCGCCAGCACTGGTATCGGTAATTGAATTATTTAGAAGGTTCGCGGATGAAACCACTGCGTTACCATCATACACACACGGACAGACACAGAGCTCGTTAAATAGAACTGCCACAGGTATATCTATATTAATGAGTAATGCAAACATTGTTCTTAAGTCCGTTATTAAAAACATTGACGATTATTTAACCAAACCAATGATTCGATCATTGTATGACTGGAACATGACCTGGAATGATAACGAGTTAGTTAAGTCAGACATGAGAGTTGTTGCAAAAGGATCTACTGCATTAATACAAAAAGAAGTACAGTCACAAAGACTACTACAGTTCCTATCACTGATTAATAATCCAATGGACGCTAATATGATTAAGAGAGATAAGCTCTTAACAGACATAGCTAAGTCATTAGATATTGATCCAGAAGAAGTAATTAAAAATGAAAAGGAGTTAATGGATGAGCAAGCACTACAACAAGCTATCCTTGCCAGCCAGCAAGGCGGTCAGGCAGATCAAGTCCCAAATGCCGAAGGAGTGGTCGGACCTGATGGAAGAAATGGAACGCCTCCGCCAAATGGAGAGGGACCAGTTGGAAATAACGGAGGACTACCGCTTTAGCCAAGGGCGTTGCGACATCCTAAAATTTATAGTATCTTTGGATACAATTGCCACGAAGGTAATAGAAGCGTTAGGATCCCGAAGGGACACACCTAACATATATAGTTAATTTTATCGACACACCCACGAGGACCGAGAAAATGGAAAGAGAAAAAACTAGAGGCGAGTTAATCGCTGAAAGGCTTGAAAACGAAGCTGATGAGATGATGAAGCAAGTTGCTGAATCTAAGACGGAATCTGAAGTTGAATCTAAAGGGTTAGCTACTCAAGAAGATGAAACCACAGACACCCCAGAAGAGATTGAAGAGGAACTAGTAGAAACTTCACCCGATGAATCTCAGGAGACTGAAGACGCATCTGATCAGAAAGAACACGAGGTTCAGGAAGAAGATGTTAAATCTGATAAGGGTTTACTATCTGCTGACCAATGGGAAGAAAGGTACAAGAATGCTCAGGCACGAATGACCAAGGCTACCCAGAGAGAGAAAGAACTTGAAGCCAAGATATCTGAAATGTCTAATAAGATAACAGCTATCGAAAGCATGAAGTCCGATACACGAATTGAAAGACAGAAAGAGGAAGTGAATGTTGACCTCGCTGAAATAGTCAAAGACTATCCAGAGATTGTTAAACCACTTCAGCAATACGTTGATGCTCGCATCGCGTCTGTTGATCAAAGAGTGAACCAGGCTACAGAAGAGGTCTTGAAAACTCAACGAGAGGAAGCGGATAAGAAGCATTACGGAGCTATTGCAGACGTGCATCCTGATTGGAAATCTACATCAGAGAGTGAGGACTTTGCTCTTTGGCTAGGAAGACAATCAAGAATGTGGCAGAGTGCGGCTAGTGAAGGTGATTCTGAGGATGTTATATCCCTCTTATCAAAATATAAAAAAGATTTAGGTCTGAATCCGAAAAGTGTTTCCAAGGCGGAATTAGTGGAGAAGGCGAAGCAGAATGTTGAACCAACTTTATCTAAGGCTAGGAAACAAAATACAGGTAGTAACAAAAGAATTTGGACTGCAAGTGAAATTGGCAAACTAAACGACAAACAGTTTAGAAAGCATGAGAAAGAAATTGATCAAGCCTATGCCGATGGTAGAGTGAAGCCCTAGTTAGTTTGTTGCTATTAAATTAATTTTTTTAAAAAGAGGTAATTATAATGGCATATTCAACATCTGGCGGAAGTTTTAGTTTCGCAAGTGGAGAAAATCATTTCATACCTGAAGTCTTCTCAAAGAAGTTACAAGCTAAGTTTTATGCTCAGACCATGTTGTCTGAAGTTACAACTAACGAGTACGAAGGAGAGATCTCAGGGTTAGGTAATAAAGTAAACATCAGAACAGTTCCTGCTGTATCAGTAGCTGACTATTCTGGCTCTATTTCATATAGTGATGTAACATCATCTACTATTGAATTAGATATCAACAAAGCTAAAAGCTATGCTTTTAAAGTTGACGATATCTTAAGAGAACAAGCAGATATCGACTTCATGAACGAAGCAGCTAATGACGCAGCTCAGAACATGAAAATCGCTATCGAGCAAGATGTATTCGCAAACGTAGCCGCTGGTTCGTCTTTAACAGACATCAACGGAACACCTGCTAACATTACATCTTCAACTGTTCTAGGGCATATTCTTGATGCTGGTCAACAGCTTGATGAAAACAACATTCCAGAAGATGGAAGATTCATGATCATCAACCCTGCTGTTGCAACAGTGTTAAAGCAATCAGAACTAAGACAAGCATACTTAACTGGTGATAATGTATCTCCATTAAGAAATGGCTTTATTGGTACAGTTGATAGATTCAATATGTATGTATCTAACAACTTAAGCACAACATCTGGAGTAACATCTGGTCTGTATGGGCATCCTAAAGCTGTTGCTTACGCTTCTCAAATGACTAACACTGAAACTGTAAGACTTGAGTCTTCATTCGGTGATGGCGTTAGAGGTTTGTCTGTATATGGATACAAAGTTATCCTACCTACAGCTATTGGCGAATTTAAGCTACAAACTGCTTAATACTGGCTATTGCTTAAAGGGAGTTTCGGCTCCCTTTTTTTTTAGAAAAAAATAGATAGAACACTTATATTTATGGTATCTTTATTATGGTTAATCAAAGAAGGAACTACACATGACAAAAGACGAACTATTAAAATTAGCTAAAGAAGAACACAATGTTACTTT